GGTGCGTGTTCAGTGAAAGATGGGTGTGGTTTAAGAGTAAATAACGAAAAAGAGGGAGGTACAAATGTGAATGAAGTAACTGTTAATTCAGAAATGTTAAAGCATTTGAACAAAGAAGGTTTTGCTGTTGTGCCAATTATGATAAACCAAGAAGGTTTTTCTGCTATTATGAATCGTATCTATAATATGTTGAATGGTATGGACTCACAAGGTGTGTACTACTATTTAGAAGAAGCATACGATGGATACCTTATATATAACAAGAGGACTGAAGATGGTAAATCAGAATTGTATAAGCAAACCTATCAAACGAATGCTGACGGGACTATAGAACTGACAGGGGAACCTGTGAAAGTTATGCGAAAAATTGAATACATTCAAGTAAACAACGAAAAAGAAGAAGAAATGTGTGAACCGTGTAAAGAAAGGGTCAACGAACTAATTGCACACGAATCTACTCATTTTGACGAAACTGATAGAGAATGGTTGGAAGCACTTACCGAAGACAAGTTAGATAAACTTGTTCCTAAAAAAATGCAGGTGAATGTTGCCTTACCTTCTGTGGAAGATGCTGTTAAAGTGATTCAGACTAATGCAAAAGGTTTGGACGATTACCTGAATGTTCTTCCTGAAAATGTAAGAGCCGAAGTAAATCTTGGTCTTGCTACTTTTAAGGAAAGAAAAGATGCCCTAATTGCTTCTATCCAAGCTAATACTGAAAAGGATACTTGGAGTGAAGATGAACTGAATGTAATGTCTTTAAATACATTACAGAAACTGGAAAAATCAGTTATTAAGAAAGGTGAAATGCACGATTATTCTGTGAACGGGCTTCGTGGTGCTACGACAGAAAAAAGTAAGGTTGAACCTTTGATGTTGCCTATTCAATAAATTAATTAATAAAGAGGAGGTTTTAAAAATGGCGAAACACACCATTAAGATTAAAAAGTACGCAGACGTTATTGAAGAATACGCTGCTGTTGGTGCTATTACACCTGGAATGTTGATTGAGGTAACGACTGCGGATAAAGTCCAGCCCCATTCATCATCTGCTGGAAGGGCACTGCCTATGTTTGCCTTGGAAGATGAACTCCAAGGGCGTGGAATTGATGTACCTTTTGCTGCCAATGAAAGAGTACAATGCTGGTTGCCTGGTCGTGGGGATATGGTTTATGGACTTCTTGCCGATGGTGAGACTGCCGATATTGGAGAATGGCTGGAAAGCAATGGTGATGGATACCTCAAAGTAGGTACTACTGCTCCTATTGGGCAGGTTGTAGAAGCGGTAGATATGTCCGGTTCTACCGGAGAGGACCCGCTGAATCGCGTAATTGTAAGGATTAACTAAAAAGATTGGAGGAAATTATTTTATGGAAACTAATGTCGATTTAATCGGATACGGAACCGCACAAGGTGAGGTTGCCGCCAAATTCCAGACCAATCAGTTAAATCCTTCACGGATGCGTCCTTTTTTGTCAATAGATGAGGAAGGTAAAGTTGGTTCTTTTATTTCAGTTTTTAAAGGAGGTGATCCTAAGAAACCTGAAAATTTTGGTACGATTAAGGTTAATACCGAAGCCGTACTTCGTCGGGAAGAATGGCAGGCACTTGATGCCGCTATTCTTGGTGTTGCCGAACAGCGTTTGACTGGATTTAACGATCTTATTAGTCGTGGGTTGGTTTACAACCTTGGAAATGCAATGGGTACTACGGTTCTTGAATCGCATACTGTATCCGATGCTATGGAAGCCGAAATGACAATGGATGGCGTTTCCCGTAGCAAAGGTGACAGGCCGGTTTTTGGAACGACTTATTTGCCGATTCCTATTGTTCATGTGGATTACGAAATCAATACCCGTGTGTTGGCTGCAAGTCGTAGTCTTGGTAATGCCCTTGATACTACTTCTGCTGAACGTGCTGCCCGTCGTGTAGCTGAAAAGTTTGAAGATATGTTGTTTACTTCTACTACCTATTCTTTTGGTGGTGGTACAATTTATAGCCTTGTTAATTATCCTGATCGTGAATTGGTAAATCTTTCTACGTATGGTGATTGGGCTAATACTGCAACTACCGGTGCAAAGATTGTTGAAAGTGTCCTTGCTATGAAACAATCGTCAATTAACAATTATTTCTATGGTCCTTGGGTGCTTTATATTCCGACGAATTTTGAAACCCGTTTGGACAACGACTACGATACGACTACTCCCGGTACTACAATCCGTGAAAGGATTATGAAGATTGCAGGGATTCAGGCTATCAAGGTTATTGACCGTTTGGCTTCAAGCAACGTGTTGTTGGTTCAGACGACTACCGATGTCGTTCGTATTGTTCGTGGTATGGGTCTTACCAACGTTCAGTGGTCTACCGAAGGAAATTTTGTCAACAAATACAAAGTTCTTTCGATTCAGGTTCCGCAGATTCGTTCCGATTACAACGGACGTACAGGTATTGTCCACATGGCTGCTGGATTGGTTTAATTTTAATTATTCACTAATCAAGTGATTGTTTTTTTTAATTTAATCAAAAATTATCATGGCAACAAGAGTTCGTAAAAATATTGTTACCGAAGTCGCAGAAGAAACTTTACCAAAAGAAGATTTTGTGGAACAGGTAGAAGAACCGTTGGAGGAAATCACACCTATTGAACCAAAGGTAGAGTTGTTAGAAAAAGAACCTATACTTGAGGTTTACCCAAAACAGGAAGAACCTATTGTAGAAGAGATAATGAAACCTGTTCCAATACGTTGGAAGAAAATTGGTAGAGGTTCATTTATGTTTAATAATCGGTATATCAAACCAGGACAAGTATTTACAGCAACAGTTGAAGAAATCCCTGCTGCATTTCGTGATGTAATTGTCCCTGTTGATAAATTACCGGAAGACCCTTTTATGAAACCTAAAAAAGTTTCTAACTATACTTTAATGCAGACTGAAGATGGTAAATGGAATATTGTTGATAAACAAGGTAAAATATTCAACGATGCCCCAATGGAACGTGATGAAGCAGAAAAAGTTTTAAACGTTTTGTGATGAATTGGTCAGTTCCAAGAATATGGGAGGGTGGTGATGTTTGGATTATAGGGGGTGGTCCATCAATAACTAAGGAATTTAGTATTCCTAATGAAGTGGTTGATCAGGTTGTTATTGATAAGCAACCACTCTCCCTTTATTCACCTTATATGGAACAGATTCATAAAAAACATATTATTGGAATCAATGTAGCATTTATGCTGGGACCGTGGGTAGATATGGTTTTCTTTGGTGATAATAATTTCTTTGTTAGGAATAAGGAAGCGTTATATAAATTTCCAGGACTTAAATTAAGTTGTGCCCCATCAACAGATAAATTTCCGTGGGTAAAATATTTAAGTAGAAATCCTACTCATCCTGCTGGAATATCACCTACACCTCAAACCGTGAGTTGGAATAAGAATAGTGGTGGTTGTGCGATAAGTGTAGCAGCCCATACAGGAGTAAAACGTATATTTCTATTAGGCTTTGATATGTGCTTAGACACGGCGAATTCACAGCATTTCCATAGTGTATATAATACAAACGGGCAGCCTAAGAACGTACGAAATCTGCCGTTTCGTAGGCATTTGCAGGGCTTTCCTGCTATTGCAAACGATGCTAAAAAATTAGGCATACAAATCATAAATGTTAATCCGAATAGTGCAATTAATGAATTTCCTAAAATGACGTTGAAGGAGGCTTTAAAAGTATGAAAATTAAACAAGGATATAAATCAAGTTCAATGGGTGCTTTCCAATTTTTGGAAATGCACAAATTAAAACCATTATATGATAGATATGAACCTTTAGTCGTATTTGGTTGTTACAATTCCGATGATTTGAAAGTCATATTAGAACATCATTCTATTGTAGTCATACAATGGGAAGGATTAGATTCTAAAAAATGGAGAGATTTAAATGTTTTCAAAAATAGTAAGATTATTAATGTAACACCGCACCCAAATATCAAAGCCTATTTTGAACAACAAGGTTTGGGATGTTTTTTAATTCATTGGGCTATTAATGATACAATCAATCCACAGGTTCTTGGGGATAAAGTTTACAGTTATGTGAATAAGAACAGCCCTGTATATTATGGTAGCAGAGTTTTAGAACAGGTAAAAACGAAACATCCTTTTTTAGTTGCGGATTATACTATACCGGCAGATGAATGGCACAATGGACCAAAAGATGTGGCCTATTCTCAAACATTTGTAGGATTACAATTATGTTCTTATGCTGGTGGAGGATTTGGAATTGTGGAATTGGGTTTACGTGGTATTTCAGTAGTAAATAATATTCTTAAACTTCCAAATTGTATTCCTTGGAGTACTATTGAGGACATAGAAAATGCTATTGAAAGAGAATCAAAATACATTGGAAAAACAAACAAAGAATTGGCAGAAGCAGTTTATGATTCTGTACTTTGTTCTGAGAAATTAAGTTGTTATGATTTAGGACAATTATTGGTAAGATGAATAAACAAGAACTCATGGCAAGACCACCTCAACCAAAGTCTAAAAAACCTATTGAGTTTATGACGGATGAGGAAAAAGTTAAAATTCCTGCAAGGGAAGGTTTATTAATTGAAGGTTTACTTTCTTTAATAGAGGATTTACCAGAAAACCTTACAATGGTTGAGATTGGTTGTTTTCGTGGGGAAAGTGCTAAAATGTTCTTAGAATCAGGAAAGGTTAAGAAATTATATGCTGTAGATACTTGGTGTCCTGGGACTTGGATTAGATTGTCTGAATCTATATTCGATGAACAAGTAAAAGGATATGATGTAGTAAAATTAAAAATGACTATGGAAGAGGCTGTAAAGCAATTACCAGAGGTTGATTTTATTTACATTGATGCAGACCATTCTTATAATTGGGTAAAAAAGGACATTTTAAATTCTTTGAAAGTACTCAAAAAAGGAGGTATTTTAGCAGGACACGATTACGCAGAACATTATAAAGATATGGTTGTAAAAGCCGTAGATGAAGTTATTGGTGTACCTGATAAAAACTATGTTGATACAAGTTGGTTAAAATTTATGTGATGAGAATATTAGTTGCTGCGAATTGTTATAATGAGTTACCGTATATTCCGTATATGGTAGAATATTATCGTAATCAAGGATGTGAACTTTTGATTAATGATAATTACTCAACAGACGGTACTTATGAATGGTTGATGGAAAATAGGATACCTACCGTAAGAACAGATACTAATGAATCCTTCTTGTTACAAAAATTGAATTTGGAATTAACCAAAGCAGTACAAATACTAAAACCTGATTGGGTGTTGTATTGTGGTATAGATATTTATTACTTTTTTCCTAAAGGAATTAAAGAAGAAATTATGATTGCAGAAAGTAAAAACTGCAATCTGATTGAAGTAAATCATTGTACCGCTTATAATACAGGTGAAGATTTTCAATTACCTTTTTATAAAAATTACTTTTATGTATCCTTGGGACGTCGTTTACAGATGGTTGCTAAATTTGATAATACTCTTTCTTTTGGTCCCGATGCTTTACGAGTACAATCAAAAAGAGTTCATTTTAGTAATGGTTTACTTATTAATTATGGAATGTGTAAACCACCACAAGAAAGGGAAGAAACTTTTAACCGTAGGAAAAAAGCATGGGAATTAGGTGAAAGCAAAGGACACGGAGTACATTACAAACCGGCTCACGATAAAAATTGGCTTTGGGAAAAAGAAAAGTTATTAGATGTAAGGAAAACAAACCTCTTTAATTTGTTTAAATGATTGTATTAATCACACCAACAGGAGGTCGGGAAGAACAATTTAAGTTATGTTTAAATTGGATGAAACGACAAACGTACACAGGACGTGTTCTTTGGATTGTTATTGATGATTGTAATCCTAAAACCACAAATTCCTTAAATCTAAATTTTAGAGATAATTGGACAATAGTTAAGAAATATCCACGACCTGTTTGGCGAGAAGGAGATAATACTCAAGGTAGAAATTTACATTATGCCGTAAATGTAATTAAAGCATTACCAAAAGGTTGGATTGAAGGTATATTCATTATTGAGGATGATGATTACTACAAACCAATTTATTTGGAAGAAATGTTAAAACAATTAAAAGGTTTTGATATTGCAGGACAATCCAATTCTATCTATTACAATGTCTATACAAGGGTTTACAAAGTTCATAGAAATGGTGATAGTTCATCTAAACACGCAAGTTTATTTGAAACTTGTTTTTCTGTAAATGTTTTATCTTTGTTTGAAGAATGTTTGAATCAAAAGTGGATAGATGTTGCTTTTTGGAAAACAGGTAAAGAACAAGGTAAATCTTTAAACCTGTTTACTAATTTACGGTTGGCAGTAGGTATAAAGGGAATGCCTGGACGTCACGGTATAGGAATAGGACATAAACTTGGGATGGGTTTTACAGGAAGTAAAGATACTGTAGATTTATCAATGTTAAAAACATTTGTTGGAGAAGATTATAAATACTATGTATAATGAAACACGATCCTATCTTAATAACAGGAGTTGAACGTTCAGGTAGTACGTTGATTGCAAGAATACTTGATTTGTGTGGTGTTTGGTCCGGTGCTTGTAATAATATGATGGAGAATCATACATTAACTTATTTTAATAACGAGTTATTAAATCAACATCCTATTGGTTTACCTGACATTGAAACCTTACAAATTCCTGTTAATTGGAAGAAGAGTGTCGAAGGTGTATTAGTTGCACAAGGAGGAGTTCATAAACTGTGGATGGTTAAGCATAGTGGTTTGACCCGTTTATGGCCCGTTTGGAATTACGCCTACCCTGATGCAAAGTGGTTGATTGTTCGCCGTCGTACCGGAGATGTTATTCAATCCTGTATTAAAACCGGATATATGCGTATTTTTAAAGACCCTGTTATTCGTAGCGAGTTTCTTTTTGAAACTGAAGCAGAAGCATGGTTGTGGTGGGTACACGAACATGAAAAAAGGTTTGTACAAATGATTGAAGCAGGTTTGAATTGTCGTATTATATGGCCTGAACGTATGGTTACAGGTGATTACAAACAGATTTATGAAACCGTTGAATGGCTTGGATTAAAATGGAATAATGATATACCAAAATTAATAGATCCTTTGTTAAATAAAAGTAGGGAGGTAGCCGTATGAGAACAACCGTAGATGCTGTAATAAATATCTTAGATGATACAGATTTAGATGAAGATGTTATCGAAGGGTTTATTAATAGTGCAAATGTTTTCGTAACAGCCTTGCTTGGTACGAAAGGATTAAGCACAGAATTATTAACCCAGATAGAAATGTGGATGTCTGCCCATATGATTGTCTCAACACGTGAAAGACAATCCAAAAAGGAACAGGCAGGTACTGCAATGATTGAATGGGCTGGTAAATGGGGAGAAGGATTGTTAGGAACGACCTATGGACAGATGGCTGTAACATTAGATAGTTCTGGTACATTGAATTCAATAGCAAAAGGTAAATCTTTTGCTTGGACAAAAGCAATACCTAATTTTGATTAAAAATGGCACTAACGACTCCGTCTGGTAAAGGAATTGAAAAGGTAGCAAAACGGTTCTGTGTCGAAACAGCCGTTTATTGGGGGAATCCACAAAATGATGGGTACGGTGGGTTTACCTTTGACACACCTGTAGAAATTAAATGTCGTTGGGAAGAAAAGAGCGAAGTGGATATAGGTTGGTTTAGTACTGGGTTTCCTGGAAACTTGTTATTATCCAAAGCAAGTGTTCTTGTCTTGTATGACTTAGATTTACAAGGATATTTGTATCGTGGTACTCTTGCAAGTTTAAGCGGGTATGATACAAGTAAACCAAAAGAGATTCCAACCGCATACATTATACATAGGTTTGATAGAATTCCTATGGTACGTAAAACTGATGAATTTGTAAGGACTGCTTGGTTATATGATCAAGGTAAATAAATCTGTAAAATGGCTGTAAATTATTTTCCTGGTACAAACATAGCACGAATGAATAATAGTGCAGGTATTTATGTTCGTCTTACTGGAATGCGTCAAGTTAGGGATAACCTTAATCGTGAGATTACCAATATGCGGAAACGCACGGTTGCAGGATTGAAAATGGCTGCCGCTAAACTCCAATATAATATGGAAACTTATGAACCTTTAGTTCCTGTTGATACAGGTGTCTTACACAATTCTTGGAGAGTAGTTGATCATAATAACAGTCCAGAGAATCCACAGATTAAAATTGGTTATACGGCAAATTATGCAGCTTATGTTCATGAAATGACACAACCTCCGTATGGCGTTGTAAAATGGACAAGACAAGGTTCTCGTGCTAAATGGTTTGAAATACATTTGAATACAGATAAAAAAGAAATGTTAGATATTATCGCAGATGAAGCAAGTGTAAAATAATAAAATTATGAATGCACCTTCAGTAGATATTAAACAGATGATTGAGTATTTTGCTCAAGAAGATTCATCTTGTGTGTTGGAACTGTTTCCTATTCACATAGGAAAAGAACCTGCGGAACCACAAAATGTTATTTCAATATTTGAAACAGGCGTAATGGGTCCTCAATTAACTTTAGACAGAAATGAAGTCTATGAATACCCAACTATTCAAATACGTGTACGTGCTAATGAGTATTTGGAAGGTTGGAATGTGATTACCAATATAAAGAACATTCTTCACGGCCGGGCAAATGAGACGTGGAATGGTGCTCTATATACCTTAATTCGTTGTTCAAGTGGTCCGGCTCTTTTGGACTATGACAAGAATCAAAGGGTGCGATTTATTATTAACTTTTATTTACAAAGGAGGTAAATTACTATGGGATGTGTAGCAGGTAGTAGCAATGCTATTTCAGGAGTAGGAACTGTATTTCAACGCTGGTCTGGTTCCGTTTGGGAAAAGATAGCGGAGATTAACAGTATTTCGGGTCCTTCTATGACCAGGGATTTCATTGATGTGACTTCTTTAGATTCTGTTGGTGGATTCCGTGAGTTTATTACAGGTTTTCGAGATGGTGGAACCGTTTCGTTGACTATGAACTTTACCCATACATCTTACGATAAGATGTTGTCGGATTTTGAGGATGACGCCCCTCATTACTATGAAATTGTTCTTCCCGATGATGTGAACACATCATTTGAATTCTGTGGGTATGTGACTGAATTACCGTTGGAAATTCCTACGGATGACAAAATCACTGCTAATGTAACTATCAAAGTTTCCGGTAAAGTTACAGTTAATCCCGGTAGCGGTTCATCTACTTAATCTTTATATCACTAATCAAGTGTTATTTTTAGTTTATAAATTCTTAAAAATTAATCAAATGAAGAAATCAGTTTTTTTAACGAAAGAAATGCTTTTACAGCGGGATGATTTAAAAATTGAAAAAGTTGAATTGTCCAAAGGTTTTGTGTATGTACGTGAAATGACCGGACACGAAAAAGATATTTGGGAACAGTCCATGTTAAAACAAAAACCAAGTGGTGACCGGAATCGTACAATGACGTATGAAACCACACTTGAAGATTTCCGTGCAAAGTTAGCAGTTGTTACCGTTTGTGATGAAAAGGGAGATCTTGTGTTTGAACCAGGGGATGTAAAAAATCTCAGTAAAATGATGAGTGCTTCTAATTTGGAAAAGATTGTGGAAACTGCACAAAGGTTAAATGCAATTACTACCGCAGATAAGGAGGAAATCTTAAAAAACTCAGAAACAGACCTGAAAGACAGTTCCAATTCAGACTCTGTAGAGAATTAGGAATTATCCATCCTGACCGATTGTTGGAACAATTAACCGCAAAACAATTAGCAGAGTGGGAAGCATATAATAATATCGACCCAGTAGGTGAATGGAGAAATGATTTTAAGTTTTCTTATATGGCTTCGTTAATCACGAATTTGATGATACAAGCCTATGGAAAGAAAGGATCTAAAATGACTAAGATAGATGATTTTCTACTTCAATGGGATACAGGAGCAGAAACTGAATCCAAACAACAAAGTGTTGAAGAAATGAAAAATATTCTTCTTGGTTTAGCAGCATCACAGAATAAAAAAACAGAACAATCTTCACAAGTTAAAAGAAGAAAGATATGAGTAGTTTAGGTTCATTAATGGTTATCATTGGTGCTAATACCGCTGGGTTGACGGCAGCACAACATGACTTGCGAAGGTTACAAACTGCGATGACTCACACTCAATCTACTTTTAAGACTTTAGAGCAAGGTATGGTTACGTTTGGTCGCACATTGACACAATACGTAACCTTACCTGTGACTCTATTAGGAATTGCTGCGGTAAAGACATTTGCTGATTTTGAATATGAACTTGCTAAGATTGAAGGTTTAGTAGGTATTTCAGGTGCTACGGTACAAGAGTGGGGAAATCAAATTTTGGAGATGGCTTCCAGTTTTGGTAAGGCTCCACAAGAATTAGCAGAAGCATTATATTTTGTAACTTCCTCTGGTTTCAAATCAGCAGAAGCAATGGAAGTTATGAAAACTTCTGCAATGACAGCCTCAGCTGGATTAGGTGAAACAAAAGATATTGCTAATATTGTAACATCTGCTATAAATGCCTATGGGAAAGCCAATATCACAGCGGCTCAAGCTGCGGACGTATTAACTGTTGCTGTAAGGGAAGGCAAAGGAGAACCGGCTGAGCTCGTAAAAGCATTTGCAACCGTTATTCCTGTTGCTGCCAAATTAGGAGTACATTTTGATCAAGTTGGAGGTGCTATTGCGGCAATGACAAGATATGGTATTCCTGCGGCAAATGCTTCCACGTATTTACGTCAAACATTATTTACTCTTCTTAAACCAACAAATCAAGTAAAGAAAGGATTAGCACAATTTGGATTAACAGCACAAGATGTCAGAAATTCTTTGCGAAATGATGGATTGATTGATACCTTACAAATGCTTCAAGAAAAGATTGGGACGAATGAGGAAGCCTTAGGACAAATATTTCCAAATATACGTGCGTTCATGGGTGTAACTTCATTGCTTGGTGCTAATCTGGAAGAAACGATTGGGGTATTTAACGATACAAAGAATTCATTAGGTGCGACAGCCGCTGCCTTTGAAATCATTTCTCAAACTACTAAATTTAAGTTTAATGCTGCGATGGCAGAGGCTAAAGCAACATTAATTAAATTTGGTGAGGCAATTATGGAAATGCTTTTACCTACGATTGTAAATATAACAAGAAAGATTAGAGACCTTGGAAATTGGTTTACAGGATTGAGTAAACCAACACAAGAATTAATTATAAAGGTATTAGGTTTCACGGCTGCCGTAGGCCCTCTATTGTTAATCCTTAACCTTTTAATAACGGTAACGATACGACCACTTATATTGTTATTGACAACCTTGAGGAATGTTATTAGAACAGTGATAATACAAATGGGGTTAATGACAAAAGCAGGTTCTTTATTAACTACCGTTATCAATCTTCAAAAAATTGCTTATTTAGCATGGGCTTATCAAATTGCGTATGTTACAGGAAATAAAACAAAATTGGTAGCAATAACAAAAGTCCTTAATAAGGTAATAGCAGCTACTCCTTGGGGATGGGTGGCTTTAGCAATTGGTGCTGTGGTAACTGTTCTTGCTTTACTGATTAAGAAGAAAAAGGAATTAACAGATGTTGAAAAAATTAGTAATGAAATATCTACTGAAGTTAATAATTCTGTCGCAAAAGAAGTAGCTCACCTTGATAGGTTAAAAAGAGTATTGGACAATAATACTTCATCCGAGGAACAAAGGGCTGTTGCAATACGTGAATTGAATAAAACAATGTCCATTTATACGGGTGGTATAATTGTTGAAAAAGAAGAGATTGAAAAGTTAATTAAAGTTTCTAAAGATGAAAAGAGAACAAAAACTGAAAGGGAAGAAGCATTACAGGAAGCAACAAGATTACAAGAAATTTATAATAAAGGAATAACTGAGGAAAAAGTTCGTACAGGTCAGGCTGCTGATATGATTAATACCTATATGGGTATGTTGAAAAAGAAGTACACACTTCAAGCAGCAGAACAACTGATTGTTAAGAAAATGGCAGAACAACTTGAATTGCAAGATAA